TGATCATGCTCCTCTCGCTTTCGATCACGCGGGCGGCAGTCAGCTCTTCACTGATTTCCGCCACGCTGAAATATTGGCCGCTCGGCTTCTTCTTGGTGAGGAACTCCGCGGCCTTGTCGGGACAGCCCGCCATTTTGCAGAGCGCGCCGATGGCTTCGATGTCGCCTTCGGGACGCATCTTCAGTGGCACGGCAGCGAGGCCGGCAAGTGGAGTCTCACCTTTCGGCTTCTTGGTCTTGTCCTCGATCTTGGCGCCGCAGGCGTGGCAGAACTTCGCGTCTTTGCGGAGCGAAGCGCCACACTCACGGCAGTCAAGATCGTCTTCGTCATCGTTGTCGCCGTTATCTGGTTTCGAACCTTCAGCGGCGATGGGTAACTTCTCATCTGGCATACTTGCCTCCTTGGGTTGGGATATTGCGGCGATTGCCGCTGAACTTTGGATCGATCTGCCGAGCAACTGCCGCAGGGCGTTCACGGCATCGGCAAACGTGCCGACCTCATCGGCGAGCAGCGGAATGGCTGTTTCCGCCCAGTACACGCCGGCCTGTGTCGCGACGATACCGTCGGGATCAGCACCCCGGTTTCGCGCGACGGTCGCGATGAATTGGTCATACTGCCGGTCAATCTCAGACTGGATGTCCTTCTGTGCCCGCTCCGACAGCGGCTCGTGCGGGTTGCCATCCACCTTCCGGTCACCCTTGAAGATGTACGTGTATTTGAACCCTTGCTCGTTGTTGAACTTCGAATCCTCCGTGTGCAGCACGACGACGCCGACCGAGCCGACCGCTCCCATGCGCGTGACGAAGATCCTGTCGGCAGCACTCGTCAATGCATAGGCGGCCGAGAACGCGAAGTCGTCGGCGACCGCGAAAATGGGCTTCGCGCCACGGAGCGAGTAGATGTAATCCGACAGTTCCAGGCAGCCGGTGGTCTCACCGCCGGGCGAATCAACCTGCAACAGGATCGCGCGCACAGAAGCGTCGTTCACCGCATCCTGCACGTATCGGCCAATCAGATCGTAGGAACTACAGCCGCTAAAAGCCGAGACCCACGACTCCTTCTTCGTCAGTACACCCTGGATCGGAATGACCGCGATACCGTCGATCACCTGGTAATCGCTGTCGCCAGCTTCCTCGACATACGCGGCGGCGAACGGTTCGTCAGGCTTCGAGCCGGCCACGCGGACGATCCCCAGCCGCGGAGCCAGCGCCTGAACCATCAAGTCCAGCTTGGGTGGATGGATCATCAGCGGAGTGTTTACGAACCGCGATGCAAGTCGGGTCAGGTTCTTCACGGCTTCACATCCACCTCTCCCTTGCTCGCGTCCTGCTGGATCTCGCCTTCGGTCAAACCGGCATTGCGGCCAGTGAGGACCTTCCGGCCATCGCTGTCGTAGGACAGCCCGAGTTTGTCGGCTCGCTTGTTGTCGGCTGCCTGTTCCGCATCCACAGCGCCGGCGTCACGCCCTTGCGCCGCGACTTCAGCCGAGCGAGTGGAAAGACCACTGCGGATCGCATCGTTCGAAGCCTTGATGTCCTTCTCGGGATCGAACCACGGCCAGCCGGGCGTGACCCACTGCACTTCTTCGAACGGCTCGGGATCTTTGTTGTAGGCGTTCAGCAGGTCAATGCCGAACACCAGCGCCAGCATCGCTTCGCGCAGCCAGCGTTTATACACCGGATGGCAGACCTGAAAGACGAAAACCGAGTGCTGATACTGTTCGCACTTGCGCCGGAACTCCAGCAGGCCCGCGCGAATCGAAGAGTAGTTGATGCCCGATAGGTCGCCACTGATCTGATACTCGGCAAGGCCAGCGCCGCTCGCGAAGGCTTGCAGGCAGCTTCTGATGAACGATTTGAAATCGCCGCTGTCCTTCGCCTCCGCGAACTGGACCTCTTCGCCGAAGTTCAAAACCTGGAACGTACCCGGTTCGAGCTTGCTGATTTGCGTTCCCGGCTCCGTCTGGCTCGGCCCGTTCTGATACTGGTCGGGCGGGATGATCGGATTGTCCGGGCTGGCCTGCGTGATGAACCCGGTGATCATCGCCGCGAGCTTCTTCCGGACGATCTCGGCATCCGTGTACTGCTCTAGCTCGTAGAGCTTCGCGATCACCGAGGTGAGCCACGGCTGTCCCCGGAACTGGCCCGCGCGGATCGGCTTGTAGACGTGCAACACCTCGGTGGCGGGCACCCGCTCTACCGAGAGCGCCTCCATCGGGAAAAACATCGTTTCGCCCGGGTGCGCCTTCCAGAAGTGGTATGCCGCGCGACGCCCATCGGTTTGAAACTCGATGCCGCACCGAACTGAGTTCTTGGGCGGCATCTGCTCGATAGCCGTGCGCCACAACGGTAGCTGCTCGGCCTCGATGAGTTGAAGTTGCAGCGGAACCGTGAGTCCTTCCTTCAGCGACCGCGGCCGGAAGCGGACGAAGCATTCGCCGGCCTCCATGACCTCGCGGGCGATCACCATCTGCTGGCCGTAAAAATCCGTCTGGCCAGATGCAGGATTCCGCGGGTCGTACTCGACATCGCATTCCCGTGTCCATCGATTCCACTTCCGTGTGATTAGCTCGCGCACCTGCTCGTCCGGATGGTGCGGCACCAAGCGGATTCCGCGACCAATCGCATTGGCGACGTAGGAGTCCACGGCCCCCGACGCCCACGCGCTGTTTCGAACCGCGTCCCGGTTCCGCGCCTGCAACTCCAGGCCGTGCGAAAACAGGAGCGTGTTCAGGCCAAGGAACGGCGGATTCCATCCAATTCCACGACGCCCACGACCAGCAGCATCGAAGGGGAACGTCCCCATCGCGCGCGTGCGCGTCACGCGCGGAACCGGCATCGGCTCGTGTCCAGCTTGGCGCGCAAGCGTCATCAACGTTTCAATTGGCACTGCGCTTTAGTGGCCCCAACCGTTGGTCGTGTAGATGCGAACCTGGCGTACTTGCTGCGGCCCGGACTGCTGAGCGATGTCGTTCAGGATCAGATTCCGGAGTTTCAAATAGTCGTCAACGGAATCGAATTCGAACTCGCGATCCTGAAACCGGACTCGCCTCGCTCCCTGCTTGCGCGCGGCGTCGAGAGCGTCGAGATCGGACTGAGTGAATGGCATCTGAAAGTGTTACTAGATTCCTTCCAGCAGGATAGGCGCGAAGTCTGGTTGAACCTGTCCGACCAGTTCATATCCCGAAACGGAGCAACCGCTCATAAGGATTGTTTCCGGGTTGGCGTCCACCACTGCCAATTGAACCCACTACGGTTGTGTGGTGGCGGTAACATTGGTGTTGCTAATTAACAGGAGCATTCATGACGCCGCAGCATGTTTCCAACAGCGAGGAACGCACCTCGATCATCAGCGCAGTCAAGACTCCGCTCGGATTCTTCGTGTTCGTGGTCTTGGTAGTCGAAGGAATCCTTGGTACGCTCTCCGGCGCCGCATTGTCGGGAGCAGATCGTTCGGTAGCTCTCTATGGAATGCTCATCCTAATCGGAGCATTGATTGCGGTTGTAGTTTTGCTGGCTGTGTTTCGTCCCGAAGCGCTCGCGGGGGCAAGGAAGGATGACAAGCTGCAGGCTCACCTTGAGCAGGTTCGTGCGACGGCAGAAAGAACACAGGCAGAGAATGATCAGGTGCGCGCCGAGTATCAACGTATCGAAGAACAGAACCGGGCCCTTCGGGCGGAGAATTTACGGCTCAGCGACGAGATCTCTCGCATTGATTCTGTGAATTCCCGGATTCTGGCCATTCTTTTGGCGCGGGGGTCAGCAACTCTTTCTCACATCATGGGCGATCTTGACATTCATTTCCGCGGCCCTGCGTATGATCAAGTGTTGGCGGTGCTCGGCTCACTGGCAGGGCAAGGAAAGGTTCAGCGCGACGAGAGCAAGGGCGGGGATTACTACATGTTGACTAAGCGTTAAGCCTGACATGCTATTTGGGCATTTCCTAGTGACGGGGCTGTAGCCACATTCGGGGGGCAATCCGCAACAGGTCTCTTGTTTCGCTCATCGAGCGTCGGCGGTCAAGGTGGCGCGACCGCATCACGACTGACTGACGACGGTGTCAGTCATACCTCCATCCTGAAGCGCACCGGGTTCCGAGATGCTCGCTTCCCATCAGCGCGCTGCGTTTGCTGCTGTGGTACTTGTTTGACTTCCTTCGCCGGAGGTCTGCCAACCCGCCGCTCGAGGTCGGCCCAGTGCTTCTCCTGGAAACGGTCGATACCGACCCGTCCAGCCGCTGCGCGCGCGTACACCCGGCAGTCGAGCGCCTCGTTGCGCTCTCGCATCTTCTGCCACTCATGCCGGCGATAGCCCTTTACGATCTTCGTCACCAACTGCTCGGCGGTGATCTGCTTGAAGTACTCTTCGCTGTAGCGCGGGTAGTGGCAATATCCCGGAGGGAAAGGAACCCCTTTCGCGACGTCCTCATCCGTAGGCCGATCCTGTCGCAGCCACCGGTACAACTCTTCCTTGGCCATGCCGGAGTTGACCGGCCACACCCGGACGCCACGCTTGAGCTTCGCGCCCGCCGGTCCGACTTCCACTGGAGACGCCGGGCCGATGAGCGCTGGAGTTCGAGAGTCGCCTTTGATCACTAGGACTCGCCCGCCCTGCCGCCGCGCCCACTGGTACACCTCGATCGTGGCGAAGCCCGAATCCACCGCGAGTTGCAGGATAGGCAACTCCAGACCGGATTCGGTAGGGAACGATTCGTTCAGCAGAGCGGTGAGCTTCTCCCAAACCTGCGACCGTGATGTGTCGCCTTCGAAGACTCGGTAATCGACGGACCACGATTCCTTTCCACGTCCCCAGGCGGTAATCTCCACCTCGATGCGGTCCTTCTGCACGTCCGCGCCCGCCGTAAGGAACAATCCGCCGCGCGGTACCGTTCCGACCTTGTACGATTCCCGCCGGTCATATAGCTTCTGCCACTCTGGCGCTTCACCTAACAGCGTCCACGTTTCGCCAAGCACCGTGTTGACGAAGACCTGAAGCAGCGCCGGATTCTTCTGCGCCTGCTCGAACTGCTTGGCCGCGTCCGACCATGCGAACCAGCCAACCGGCGAGTACAGACTGGAGAGATGGAAGCCGGCGGTCTTGCCGTCGCCAACAGCGCTCCGACGCCACTCTCCGCACGCCAGCATCGACTGCTTCTGGTGGTTGTGGATCTCCTGCCCGCAATGCTCGCAAACGTAGACGACCTTCTCTGTCTCGCCCTTCGGCCAGCGCAACTGCGCGAACTTCAGCGTCTGGAACTCGCGGCAGACTGGGCACGGCACCCAGAACAACCGTTTGTCGCTCTCCTCATACGCTGCCTCGATCCGGGACATACCCGTGATCTTCGGCGTCGAGCACATGAAGATCTTGCGGCGAGCGAACGTCCTGGTGCGCGCGGTCGCCAGGTTGACCGGATCGCCCTCGCCTTCCACATCGCCCGGATATCCGTCCACTTCATCCAGAAACAAATACCGCGCCGCCATCGAGCGCAGGCCGACCGCGGAGTTCGCGCCTGTCATCACCAGCACACCGCCAGGGAACTCCTTCGAAAGAACCGTGTTCCCGGAGTCGCGTGACCGCGGATCGCTGACGAGCGTTCGTAGCACCTCCGACTCCTCGATCAGCGGATCGATGCGCTGCTTCGAGTTGCGCTTGGCCATCTCCACGGTAGGCTGGATGGCCATCATGGGGCCGGGCGCCTGGTGGATCACGTAGCCGATCCAGTTGTTGCCGCACTCTGTGCCGCCGATCTGCGCGCCTTTCATGAAGACCGTTCGCTCCACTGGCGAGGACGGCGAAAGGCAGTCCATGATCTCGCGCAGATACGGTGTGCGATCAGTGCGCCATGGGCCTGACTCAGCCGAGGCCCGCTGCGATAGCGAGCGGTACTTGTCAGCCCACTGCGAGATCGTCAGCATCGGGTCCGGCCGCGCGCCGGCTGCAGCCGCTGCTGAGTAGATCTCCTCAGCCGTTGGAGTCTGCAAATTCATTCAGTGCCCTGCGGATCTCGTCGGCCAATACCTCGTAACACTTCGCGGCTTCGGTTTCGGCCGCCACCATCGCCGCCACGCGATCCGGGATGTTCAGAATGTGATCGCGGAACTGTCGGAACTTGTTAAACGCGGCCACTTGAACTTCGTCCTTCGAGACCAGCGTGGCCACGCGCTCTTCGTATTCGATCTTGGCGAGCCGCGCCTGGTAGTGTTCCCGCACGGCGCGCGCCTTCGCGTACTGCGAAGCACCGAAGATCGAGACATCGTCCTCGTCTTGGCCACGCTTGGAGACGGGCGGCGCGTGCAGGGTGGTGTTCTGTTTCCACTCGACATCGGCCTGTTCGGAATCGATCCGTCCGTCTGGCTGCGTTGAGATGCGTCCCGTCTCGATGGCCTTCTGTACGGCTGATAGGGCGACTCCCCGATGGCGCGCGTAGGCCCGCTGGCTCAGGATCGCCATGTGTTCGCCTCTCGGCTAATCTTCGCGAACCCAGTCACTTTTGCCTTGCCTTTCGGGCCAACCGGAGTGATGAATCGTCATGCGCGAAGCAAGCGCAGAAAAGGATGACCAGAAACACCATGACGAACGCAGAAACCAACGACAAAGCTGCCTCCGTTGCAGAACAGGGCGCCCACGCCGCGCCGGAGAAGGCCTCTTCGAAGAAGGGTGCCAGCCAGAAGAAGGGCGCGCCCAAAGCCAAGAAAGGCGTCAAGGCCGCCGCACCCAAGAGGGAAGCCAAGGCCAGCAAGAAGGCCGCCAAGCCCGAACGAGCTGCCAAGGCCGCCGCCCCCCGCGCCGAGAGCAAGGGCGCGAAAATCCTGGACATGATCCGACGCGCCAAAGGTGCCACCCTCGCCGAGATCATGAAAGCGACGGACTGGCAGGCCCATAGCGTCAGGGGCTTCATCTCCACAGCCGCCAAGAAGCACAAGGTCAACATCGAGTCCTCAAAGAACGAAGCCGGTGACCGCGTCTATAAGATCGCCAAGTGACAACGCCTTTCGCTCCAGAGTCGCCGCCCGGCAACGGGCGGCTTTTTCTGTTCGCCTTTGGATTTATTACCTTGCCTTTTGCCCGGACCCGAGTGATGAATCGTCATGTATGGAAAACAACTACA